CAGCAGCATCAGCAGCAGCATAAGCAGCATAAGCAGCATAAGCAGCAGCATAAGCAGCAGCAGCAGCATCAGCAGCATCAGCAGCATAAGCAGCATCAGCAGCATAAGCAGCATCAGCAGCATAAGCAGCAGCAGCAGCAGCATAAGCAGCATAAGCAGCATAAGCAGCAGCATAAGCAGCAGCAGCAGCATCAGCAGCATCAGCAGCATAAGCAGCATCAGAAGCATAAGCAGCAGCAGCAGCAGCATAAGCAGCAGCAGCATCAGCAGCATCAGCAGCAGCATCAGCAGCATTTCTCACTTGTTCTAAAGTAGCTTTTCCTATTGCCCACGCTTCTGCTGTTTCAATAGCGATACGTGGACGATTTTCCTCTTTAGGAACATGCTTTAATGCTAATCTAGCACACTCACATGCAGTTAAAACAAGTAATTTTCTACTCTTGCTTCTCGGCCCCTTGGATAACTTGCCTAATAGCCACAGCATCCAATCGCCTCTTTCGCAGCTATCCCAAGCTGTTTGAGCGTCAGTTTGATCATTTATCCATACAATAGACTCACCGCAAGGGTGTAACTTTCTAAGTTTGTTAATCGTGTCTGATTTATCATTCATTATGTCTGTATTTTAAAGTATGATAAGATGTACATTATTCAGGGTTTTTGTATAGTGTGTTGGACGTTGAGTCTCCTGGATACTTGTCAGATACTATGCAAATATGTATAAACGTATCACCCCTGGTATAGCGTATAGTGACTTCATTTGGGAATGTACCTTTAGAAAATACCACTACATTATCAAACATTATCCACTCTTCAGGATAATTAAATACCTCTATATATGTAGAATCACGGAACTCTTCCCAATCTGGAAGGCTATCAGCTTGTTTGACTTGTCTCTTAGCCCATTCATGCGATTCATTAGGCGTGTTTGATATTGGAGCGTACCATCTATGACTACTTTGACAAGGCTCCTTCACCACAATATCCGGCCCCGGATCAGTGGCGTTGTGGTTAACTGGCTTAATCTTGCAGGAAATCACACATATGATCATTCCTATCATTGCAAAGAATACAGCCTTGTATCTGAGTCGTTTCATGGCTCTGAATTAAGTAGGTTCATAATTGCTTTACTCACCATTTCGGGACTGACCTTTCTTTTATATTCATTGCAAGATTCAACAATGTTTTCAATCACTTCATCATCAATCTCCACCGGAGTAAGGCCCATGTTTACTTCAAGATACATTTGATCTTGTTGACTGTCTGGTGCTTTGTATAGTTTCATCTGTTCTGGTATAGTTTAACTGTTTTCATGATTTACTCATTCTTAAAAGTTCTTTTTCATATATATCAGGATGTGATTCTTTGATCCTGTCAAGATAGTCGTGCCACCAATCAATATCTTCCCATGATTTAGCATGATATTCATGGACATGAGCATAGTTATTAGTTAAGAACCAATAATGTTCATTAAGAAGCATTTCGTCATCTCTTCCATTAGCATGATGAAGGCTTGGTTCTCCATATATTCTTTTACCTGTGAACATACAGAAGATATAACCTTTAGGATGTAACTCTTTACAGCACGATATGAAGACTTTTCTCTCTGAGTGGTACTTGGACTCCTGTTTGGTCCGTTTGGCTGTCCTGGGCTTAATGTAAGACCTTAAATTGGCTTTTTGAGCTTGTTTGGGAGCCAGATACTTTATTCCATAATGATAACGACAGAATCCCCTTGCAAAAATTGGAGTATTTCCACATATTGTACATCGTTTATTTTTCATATTTTAGTATAAAATTTAAATAATGATAGCTGCAATATACTTAATAGAAAATAAAATTAACAATAAAGTGTATATAGGTCAAACTATTAATATTATATCTCGACTTAGTGCACATTTAAAACAAAAAAAACCAAATAAGAATATTTCAAATGATTTAAAATATTATGACTGGTCATCTTATAGATTTGAGGTATTGGAATTTATAAATAATAGAAATGATATATCAGAATATTTAAATAAAAGAGAACAATATTATATTGATAAATATATTAGAGATGGATATTCATTTGATAAACAATTTTATAATGCAATTAAGAATATAAAAAATAGTAAATATAAATTCACAACTGATCATAGATATAATATGTCATTGAGTGCTAAAGGAAAAATATTATCAAAAGAACATCGAGAGAATCTAAGTAAAGCAGCAAAAAAAGAATATGAAAATTCTAGTAATACTTTAAGACTATATAATAAAGATAAAAAATACAGATCGGTAGAACATAGAAAAAAAGTATCCATAGGAATTCGTAAAGTAATGTCTATTAAAATATTACAATATGATTTAGATGGTAATTTTATGAATATTCATAATACACAAATAGAAGCAGCTAATTCAATAAATATTAAGAAATCATATAGTATAAATAAATGTTTAAAAGGAATTAGCAAACAGGCTTATGGATATATATGGAAATATTATTCTAATAATTATTCACATAAGATAAAAGGAATACGTAGAAAAATTAGGGTGCTTGATTATGATAAACATAAATTTGGAATATTTAATACAGTTTATGATGCTTCAGTAACTACAGGTGTTGATCAAAATCAAATATATCATGCAATGCGGAAATCTAGTAAATATCATTATAGTGGGGGATACTATTTTACTTATATAGAACCCCCATTATAATTTAACCACAACCGCTAACACTACAGATCTTCTTTGATACTCTGCTCAGTGTCATATTCATTTTCATTAAATAATTCCTCTACTGTCCTTTCTCCATTGTCTATTAACTTTGGAATAAGGATGTATAAGTCATCAGGCATATTTACTTCGAGAAAGTTAAGGTTTTTCCCATCAGAAGAAAAGCCTTTTTGTAACCATAAGAAGTTTAGATCTACCCGATCAAATTTTGTTGCACCTTGATTAAGGATCCAGATAGCAGATTCTCTTGAGATAATAGGAGAGCTATTAAATGATTCAATTTCATTCCATGGATCAGTAATAACTAATTTATATAATCCTAAAAGATATTCTGCACTACAACTTGAATTATGAAGGACTACCTGAATAGCACCTTCTGTTAGTTGTACTTTTTTCATGATTTAAAATAAGAGGGGGAATCCGTAAACCCCCTCTTTCCGGTTTCTATTGCGTTGTACATATAAAGAACGATACGGATTAGATCTTCATTTTCTCAGGAACAAACTTGTCAATAAACAGATTGCCAAGGGCTGTATTGTTACTGATAATAAGTGGTAGATCGGTATCTTCAGGCTTATGAAGGGATGTACCCATGTTGTACAGGTCATAGAGAGATACCATAGGATTCTCTTCTTCTTTCTTCAAGTCTTGGTACTTCATCAGATAATCACCTGTGAACCGGGTAATATGACCCTGGTTAAGTGGATAGTCAGCTTGGGATTGGATTCCTTTATGATCACGGCCAATACGAATGAATGACATATGACCAACAAGTTCGGCAACATCACGATATCCAAGTTCAGTTTTCTTGAAAAACTCAAGGATTTCAATTTGACGTTTTATGTGCTTCTCAGCATTATGAGCCCAATCACTGATAACTTCTTTCATCTTATTGATACCAATCTTATTGGTTCCATAAGTCTGCATTTTCATGTCAGCCCCCAGGATACACATATTGGCACAAATATCCACATTGGGCCCAAAGGCTACCTGAATACCTTCCTGGTGGAAAGCTACTGCCAGACCGGCACTGTAATCACCTGTTGCTATACCTTTGACAATAAACATGCTTATCAATCTGCGAAGTAAATGTGATTGAAGGGATCCTTCACCATATTGGTCAACAAATCCTGGGAAGGTAGCTACACCAGGGTACTTACTTGATCCTCCATCGGTAGCTGCAATAGGCTTAAGTTCATACTTGAGACCTACATCATTGAAGATCTCGATAATGGCTTCAAACAGGTCATAATGAAGGATACCGTTCATTGGTTTCTGACCGGTGTTTCTTTCATCAACAGTAGATTTCAACTGATCAAGGGTAAGGTATTGAACCTTATTGTCCTTGAAATTTAAGATACGATCTTCTGTTACAAGATCTTTCGGAAGGCCTCTTAACCATACATGAGTGTTTTCATTCATAATAAATGGGTTTTTAAATTGTTTGTATTTGAGTTTTTTATAAGAACCTCTTTTACTACCTAGTCGCGCTTTACGTATCTTATTTTTAGCTTCTGTAGTATGTTTAAAGCCTTTAACACCATCTCCTATTTTGCGTTTAGTTTTTTTTGAATGAGGTCCTTTTTTAACGCCTAGATGAGCTATTCTTATACGTAATTTAGTATCATCATCATGTATTCTACCAATATTATTAGTATGTACAAGTTTTAGTGCTTTTTTTTGTTCATAAGTACCTTTATCACCTTTTAATCTATAACCCTTTCCTGTATCTAAATAAATATCATATCTTTTTTTATTTAAAGCAGACATACGTTTAGCTTTATTTCTTCTAATTGCATTACTTAGTTTAGGATTATATACAGAAAAACCACCTTTTTGAACATTTAATCCACAATCTGTATTATTTGATTTATATAATTCTACATAATGTTTTTCTAATTTATTTAATTCATCTTTTTTATATATATGTATAATTTCAAAAATGTGGTTTTTAAAACCATATTTCTTAAGTGAATTATAAAGTAATAATTGATTAACACATTGACATTTTTTATATTTTGATTTACGATTATTAATATCAACACTTTGTCCAATATATACCTTATTATTAGGAGATACGATTTTATATATTCCACATATTTTATTACTCATATTGTCTGTATGTTTGCCTTGTCAGGACATTCCTTCCACGGACAGGATTTGCATATAGAATATTGTGGGTTAGTGGGCCAGCCCTCTGCTTCACCATGATTAAGAATCGCAATAGTCTTCCGAATACTCTCATGAAGCTCTTGTTCTTTTTGCTTGTCCCATTTGACGATAATGAATTTGTCTTCAAGATTCTCTTTTTTATAGTTGAAGATCCACAATAAGAAAAGAATATTATTATTTTCAATAAGGCTCTTTACTGAGTCAGTAAGAAGAGTGTCAATACCTGGATTAAGACTTGAGATAAGATTACGAACAATGTAATGGTACATCTTTGCTTGAATCAGATCAAGGTACTCAGGTTTGCCATAACAGTATTCACCCCACTCATTATGGATGTCAGCTGTAAGCTTCAAATCAATGATAGCTGCATTTAACTTATCTTCAAGGCGGATAGTGGTAGGGAATATATCCAGTTCAGCTTTGAGAAGTACATCCGGATCCTGATCCCATATAGTAAATAAGGGAACCTGGACATTGGACTCATTGACCATGATCTTATGATGATTTAATAACACCTTAAATCGTGCTATCTGTTCATCGATACGAATATGGTGTAAATACTTCTCTCCTCTAAGGGGTCTCTTTCCTCTGTCCTTTCGTACAGCATTCTCAGCCTCTACTGCCCGGGTAAGTTTCTTTCTGGGGAGATCATTAATCTTTTCTCCCATGGCACTTGATCCTAGGCATTGACTTTCAAAATATTTTCCATACAACATTGGATCAGACTGGGGAGAACTTATTGTCTTGGCAACCTTTGTAAGATATATACGACGATAACAGTACTCTCTCTCTTCTCCATTGCGTAGGAATGTACGAATGATAGATTGATTTATAGGAAATTCGTGATAGTTCATCAGGCTATCCTTTAGCTTTTAATTCTACCCATGCTATAAGCTTATCGGCAGCGGCTAATGCTTCATCCGATGTATCAAGAGATACGTTTGGAAACATAAAGAGGTATTCAGTGACAATTTTGACTTGTGCTTGGATAGTAATGGATAATTGAGTATTACCATTGGCTTTAGTCATAATATAATTGTAGACTTTCTCAGCCATGGTTGTAATACCAGTCAAGTCATTTTTGACAGAATCACCTTTACTCCCATTAATAATCATCTTTATAGCACACAAAATAGATACATTGGCTACAATAGACCGGTCTTTAACTGAATTGGATTTACTTGAACCACCACCGGATCCTCCCTGCCCACCGGTACTTATAATATCAAATTTGATCACTGATTCATGATCCTCAGTTGCAGTACCAAGCTTTAGGAGTTCTTGTTTACCAAGAGTAAATTTAGTCTGAGTCTTATTGGTGGTTGTGAACACACCAGACTTTTGTGTTCCATCCTCCATATCACAAGTAATATCAAACACATGGATAGTGCTATTATACTTCTGATTTTCATACGATCTTTTCCACTGTATAAAAGTGGGTGTTCCTTTAATATCTGCCATATTGTTTAGAATAATGGAGCTTCACCTTTATCGGTAGAAGTATCCGGTTTAATATTTGTTTTTTTGGTTTCTTTGGGTTTTGCAGTTTTAGCCTCGATCTTATCAAGGTTAGGGGTCTTGGATGTTTTAGGCTTACCAACAGCTTGTTCATATCCTACAACAACCATCTTATCAGAGGTACGGACAACTTCATCCACGAACATCACTTTGTTATTGGACTCAGCAATCTTATTGAGTTCTTCAAGCTTCTTTGCATCAAGGATACTTGCATCACCGATAACCTGAACAGGACCAGGATTGATCTTTGCAAGGATATTAGCCAGTAGGAGTACAGCATCACTCTCACATACCTGGTTCTCATCGAATCGGAATCCATCGATAGTCAAGTATTCATCTTCAAAAGAGATATCATTAACAGGAAGGTCAGCACCGGATACAATCTGAGTTTTATTCATTCTCAATTGATCGATATTTACTGTATACCCTTCATAATCTTTCTCTAGCTTGGTAAGCTTCTCACTACTTTCATCCTTCAGAGTTTGCTTGGCCCGTATCTCAGTGATTTTTCTTATCACCTCTTTACCATTGGAGACCTTTAATTCAAGATCTTCAGTAGTTAATTCACTGATATCTTCAGGCTCTTCCTCTCCAAGTTCTTTCTTGAACTTCTCAAGTTCTTTATCAATTTCAATTAAACGTGCATTAATACGCACTTTCTCGGAGTTTAACTGATCAATGGAACTGATTATTGATTCAGTGGTCTTACGGCTTAAAATGAAGCCCTGGTACTTCTCCATGAGGGCATTTGCAGCTTCTTCCTTAGACAAGAGCTTAACATCATCTTCAGAGATAATAACAGAGGCTACATAACCTTTGGCTGTATCCATTGATCTACCAGTCTCAGTTCGTTTGGTGAAGTGGTGTTGTTCTTGCAAATCAAGGTCAACGAACTTCTCTCTCAGATCATCCGGGAGTAATTTCAGAATGATATCCTTTTGCCGGCGACGACCATCGGCTGTCCGGCTCATAGTAAAGAACTCATTCACATTAATAGCGGTATAGTTAAACAGCTTTCGGATCTCACCAACAGAGGATACTTTTTCACCATCTTCTTTAATGGCTGTAAACTTATTCTTCTGATCAGTGAACTCATTACGGATTGTTACCATGGACCCATCAGCAGCCGGGATAGTAAACTCATAGAATCCTGAGTCCTCACCCTCTTCATTGACAGATACTTTTTTATTGGTTACATCCTTGGCCGTCATTGCACCTTGTAGGGCTGTTAGGAATGATGTCTTACCAGTTTCATTGGGCCCTTGGATGAAATAGATGTGTGATCCTTTGAGGACAAACTCTTTATCCTTGAGTAATTTATAGTTGTGAAAGAGAATAGGAATCTCCATGTCTTTAACTTTGTTCATTGGTCTTTTCGTTTAATGGTTTGAAAATGTTATGATTTAAATCTGCACTATAGCGGATAATATTGTTGTCTTCAATGTCTTCACCATCTCTGTTCTTAATAGCTTCAGCAATAAAGATTTCGTTGATTCTTTCGCACATCTTCATATCGTCACCATATAGATAGAATGTACGTGAATTAGGCTTTGGTTTGAAGTTCTCCTTATACTTCTTATTCATGATGTATGAATAGATACTCATCTTCTCAGATTTATACCTATCCTCTCTATGACGATTGACTTCATCAATATAGATTGAGTACTCGACATATTTGTTTAAGATATACCCAGCGCCTATTTCTGATCCATCAGATGCACGTTCAGTAGCAACAGCCAGCTTAAGCTCCTCCCAAGTCCTCTCTTGGAGATCTTGAAGGTTTTTGGTAGTCTTATCCCCTTTGTCATTAATAGTCCAAAATTCCATAAGAAAACGAGTTCTATCGAAGCGTCCGGTGCGTTCTTTGATGTTAAACATCTTGGCCTTGGCTTTCTCCTCGCTCACTAGATCTTTATACTTACGTGGAAGATTTATCATGAGTGCCTGTTGAACATAATCAAGGATCCGTTGTGACCCTCTTATATGTTCCTTACGTGGTCGGTATCCTTCTTTGAGATTAAAGGCCTTGGCACTCTCCTTGGTCATATGGTGAAGTAAGAATATAGAGGATTCAGTCTGATCACTTAGATCTTTGATCTTACTGGCAAGGAAGTCGTCTTTCTCAGTACCCTTATAATATGAGTCAGTTGAGATGAGCCCCAGATTATCAATGATAATTATTATCATTTTCTCCAGGTGACGATCCTTAAACTGTTTAGCTTTACGCATGATTGTATTAATAGATGAAACCCTATCAATGAATTCAATATTATACTCATTGAAGTTATCTCCTATCTTTTGAACCAATTGAGTCTCTTCAGCACTCATAGTATAGTTGATACTCTGTAATTGCTTCGTAGTAAGGTTAGCCTCCATTGAAATAAAGCTCCGGATAATTTGTTCCTTACTATCCTCCATTGAGAACCAAAGTATAGCTATATCCTTATTGTTATCAAGCATACACTTGGCCAGATAAGTCATCCATTTGGTCTTCCCAGCACCCTCAGCGCCGGCTATAAGACACACTTGCCTTAACCGGAAGGATATGTGCTTATCAACCTCCTTATCACCTGTACGGACAAATGTGGTTGTTATACCCTTGGCTTTATTACTGATATCAAGTAGTGTTGAGGTCAGTGCATCTTTAAAGTTTGCTCTACCCTCAATATCCAGGTCAAATTTGTCCTTTAGCTCGTTCTCAGCCCATTCGGCAATATCAGCCGGATCAGAGGTCTCATCGAAGGCTTTCTCTTGCATATTTGAGCCTATTCGTATGAGCTCTCTTAAAAGAAACTTATCAGTCACTACAGTACAATAGAAGAGTAGGTGTTTATCTGATGCTACACGGTTCATAAGATCCATCAAATATATAGCACCACCCACATTTTCTAATTCCTCTTGTTTCCTTAATCTCTCAGTAACAAGTAGAAGATCTACACCAATATTTTCATCATGTAATGATATTATTGCATTGAGAATGATTTGGTGTGATTCTTTATAGAATGCTTCTGGTTTTCGAAGTAAATGTGATACACGAACAAAGGATCCAGGTTCAAGCAAAAGAGCTCCAAGGATTGCTTCCTCGAAGTCAATTGCTTGTGGTGGGATCTTTCCATAGTCTAATGCAATCGAAGGATTTTGTTTTGATTTGTTCCCCATGCTATGTTATAATTAGGCATAAGTTAGTAAATATTAAATAATTGTCAATTATAATGCTCCAATCTTTTTCTTCATAAATGTGATTTGCATCTTGAGATCAAGAATAATTAAATCTTTAACTGTAGGTACAATATCAGTTGACAATTTATTTAATATAGGTTTCCAACCATAATTTGGTTGTGGTCTATATTCTAGATGAATAGATTTATGGTTATCTTCATTTTGAAGAACATTAACAATAGTTTGCAATTCTTCAATATTATCAAGAAGTTTCTTAGCTTCATTTATTTTAGATAAATTCATTATTTATTGTTTTTAGATTCATATTTCTCTTCTCCTTTATTGATTTCGCCCCATGCTTTGTATTCTTCAGGGTCATCAGAGACTTGACAATTATCTTGGCATCCATTACACCAGAATGTTTTATCGTCAAATTCTGGATTGTCTTCTACTTCAAGAGTATTCATGTTGACATAGCATTTACCTTCAACACTATCACCACCACAACGGGTACAATATTGTTTATCAATAGACATGATAGTAGGGTATATTAGTTGTTGGTTGGACACATATCATTATTCCACATCCAAATATTTTACAAATAGCTTGCATATGATCCATAAGAGT